GGGAAGGGCGGTCTTTGGTGAAATAAAAAATAATATCCTTTGCCGGAACATATACGGGTTCAATCTGCCCGAAGCCGTCTACGTTATACTGGCGGATCCAGTAGCCCATGGGCTTGTTATAGGTATTAAGCTCAATCCCTCCGACCACCCGGTGTTTCGGGTTGTGCGGTGCGGCCCGTCCGGTGTCCAGCTCGTCAACCTCCAACGCCTGCAATTTGAAAGGCAGCAGGCCGCCGTTGGTGTAGCACTTCTTAAAAATGATTCCTCCGTCTACTTTCTTCCGGCGTTCTGCCATTCTAAGCATCTGGTTAAAGCTCTGCGTTTCGGTTACGTCGCAATTTTTCCGCTTGCACCACTCTATCCAGGCTTCCTGTATCTGCTTGTTAAGGGCTTCGCTGCTGGTCCTTGCCCGAAGCGTGTAGCCGTGGCCGACTACGTTCCGGCGGTATGCTCCGATCACGCTGTTCGCCATGTCGCTGTTTCGCTCTAAGTCCCTGGCCCTTGCCCTTATGGTGTCCCGGCTATAGCGGTCCGTCTGCTCTGCGCTCTGGTTGTACGCCACCCACCCGGCGTTAAGCCTGTCGTAGCCTCCGGCATCATAGTTGCGCTGCTCGTCCAGGTACTGCCGCCAGGCTTCCCGCCTGGCTCCGGCTGCCGGGGAAATGAAGCCGATTATATTGTCTAAAATGTTACCCAACTTTCATCCCTCCTTATCTCCGGTCAAATACTGCGACGTAGCAATCGTCAAGAAAGCCCGGCGTACTTCCGGCGACCTGTGCCATAAGGTCATTCTTGATTTTATATAATGTGTTAAGGTCTGCCCGGTTAAGCTGCCGGGAGCCTATCTTGTAACTTTGCCCGCCTACGCATATAGCGTAAATAGCGTTATTTACTTCGGTAAGCATTTCCTGCGCTGTCATCTGTTCTTCCACCCGGTTCCCTCCTTCCTACAGCCAGCTCTCGTTCTGGCCGATCCATTCTTCCTCCGGCGTGTACTGCTCTTTCTTCGGCTCCTTGGGTTCCTCCTGTATGTTCTGCAAATGAAGCATACGGACTCCCAGGGTATCGGCTGCCGCCATGGCGTAGACCTCCGCGTCTAAATAATGGTTGTCCGCATGGCTGTGTTTCGGCACCCATTCAAGCCGGGGCTTGCTGTTTCCGTTCTTAACAAGGATTTTATGCTCTGCCGTTACCTGCTCGGCGTATTCCTCGTCGCAGCCCTTGTATACCATCCAGCTTCCGTTGCCGTTCTTCCGGTGCATCCTGCTGGCGATCATGTCCTTATACTTGCCGCCGTCAACGATAACAAGATCCATACCGTAAGCCTTGGAAGCGTCCTTATTGACGGTACTCAGCTTAAAATGGCTCTGCATGGGGTTGCTGGATCCTTTGGCCGGTTTCGCCCATTCTGCGTTCAAGGCGCAAAAATCGTATACGGAGTCGGCTTCGTAGCCGGAGTCTATGAGGCATAGGTTTACTATTGCAACGGCTCCGGACTCTGTCTTATATTCAAGGTTCATAATCTGCTCAACCTCTTTAAAACTGTAAGCCTGGCCGTGTGCTACGTTCTGGCTTGTCAAGAAGTCGCCCCAGGCTCTTATTGTCCAGTAAACGCTGTTTTCCTGTACGTCTACGCCTGCGGTAAGCAGCTTCGTCCAATCCGGCACGGTAAACTCTGCAAGCTCCGTCTGCCGCTCCATAACAAGGTCCTTGCTGGTCTTTAGCTTGGTATCTTCCCATGGTTCTGCAAGCCAGGAATTTACGAAGTTTTGTAGTTTCTCCGGGTCCGCCTTGCTGTCCATAAATTCCTTCGCAATTTCGGAAAACCGGACGAAGGGGCTATAAAGCGTATTTATCCAGAAACAAACCTTTTTTACAAAGCGGGTTGTTTGTCTTACGACCTCCCAGTGTCCCTTCTTTACTGCCTGCTGCTTCTGGGCATCCGTGATTACGCATCCGCACTCCTGGCAAACGTAAAAAGCAAACTCCGCCCGGTCTGCGTCGCTCAAACCCTCCGAGTCGTCTATCGGCTCAAAGTTCCCCAGCTTCTCCTTTATGGCGTCCTCGCCGTATGCGTCCACAAGGTCCTTATCTTTCCCCGGCCACTTAAGGTTGTCAAAGCGAAGCTCTATAAACTCCCCACAATGCGGGCAAGGTATGAAGTAATGCTTTTCGGCGTCGGCTCCTTCCTTGGCTTTCCAGATGTGGTTCGTCCTTATGGTCGGGGTGCTGGTCATATAGACTTTGCTGTTTCGGAAAGTCTTTGTACGCTCTTTCGCCAGACTAATCGGGTCCGCCTCTTTCTTGCTGGCTCCTGGGTACTTGTCCACCTCGTCAAGAAAAAGGTATTTCATGGCGAAGGAAGCAAGCCCGGAAGGGCTGTTACTCCAAACGAGCTTTATAAACATATCATCAAAGTCAAGCTCTAAGTTGCTGCTGTTCTTATCAAATTTTTTATAAAGTGTCGAAGCTGCCTCTATCATGGGTCTGATTCGCTTCTCTGAAACGCTGCCGGCCATGGTTTCCGTAGGGTATACAACTTCTACGGGGGACGGGTCCTGCTGGATAACGTAGCCCAGCATATTAAGCTCCGCTTCGGTTCCGCCGCACTGGGTAGGCTTGCAAAAGTCTATTTCTTCCGTTTCTGGGTTTAGAAACTCATCCATGATGCCTACCAGATACGGAGTCCGGTCGTTGCTCCATGGCCCCGGTTCTGCGCTGGTCAAACTGGAAAGCACCCTGTATTGTTCCGCCCACTCGGATACTGCCATATCTTCCGGGGGATTCAAGTATTCAAGCGCGGATTTCTGGTATGCCTTGCATTCGTATTTCCGGAGGCGTAGCTGTTTAGGTTTTTGCACGGCGCTTCCCTGGCTTTTCTTCCCCCAGCTCCGGTGTATATCCGGCTACGACAAAAGCCCGAAGCATACGCTTTACTTCTGCGCTCATTTCCTTCTCCGCCTTGCGGGCTTCCAATGGCTCCAGCTTATCGCTTACTATGCTTACAAGCCGGGACGGTATGCCCATAGCGAACCGTTTGAAGGAAACGAAAAACTTTTGATAATCTAAGGCTACTTCCTCAACATCTATATATTTCCCGGCGGCGATCTCCGCCCTCATGCGGTGCATCTCGCCCTGGCTTTCCTTTAGGGCGATTTCTGCCTCCAGCTTCTGCTGCCTTAACTCCGTTTCCTTTTCGGACTTGCCCTTGCCGTATGCCTTGTCGGACAAATACTGAATATATGTTTTAATGGTCGGTACAAGCTCGTAACGCCTGCCCTCTCCGGGGACTTCGTCCGTCTTTATGATTCCCTCCTGGGTAAGTTGCTGCACCCTGCGGACGGAAACTCCGAAAATCTGGGCTATGATTTCAACCTTTACGAACTGCCCGCCGCTTGCTTTTTCCTCTGCCATTATGCTCCGCCCTCCCTCACTCTTACGGCCTTCTGGCCGGTGTATTCCTCCCAACGGTCAATAATAATGTCGCAGTATCTTTCGTTTAGCTCCATAAGGTATGCGCTGCGGTCAAGCTGTTCGCAGGCGATCAGCGTTGTCCCGCTCCCTCCGAAAAAGTCAGCGACGGTATCGCCGTATTTGCTGCTATTGGTAATCAACCGCCCGAAAAGCGCCACGGGCTTCATGGTCGGGCGCATATCGCTCCGGGCTGGCTTCTTTTCGTACAAGACCGACGTGTTCTCCTGCAGGCGTTCCCGGATGCCCTCAATGTAGGCGACAAGCTCCGCTTTCTTCATGGCTGAAAAGTCTATATCATCTTCTATGAAAACGGTATCTTGTCCGCGCCCTCCGCCGAAGTAATGACCGCCGCCCTCCTTCCAACCATATAAGATCGGCTCGTGGCGCCAGTGGTAATCCTGGCGGCCTATGACAAACTGGTTTTTCTCCCAGATCAGCGTCTGCGCCTGGTAAAAGCCTGCCTCCTTCATGGCGGTTCGGAAGTTTATACCCTCGCTGTCGGCGTGGAATATATAAACCGAACAGCCGGGGCGGGCTGCTTCGTTGAAATTAGAAAACGCCTTATACAAGAAACTGTAAAAGGCGTCGTTGCTCATCCGGTCGTTCTGGATCTCGTTATTTGTCCGGGTGCGGTTCCGCTTATAGGAACGCTCCAGGCTCTTATCTTTGGTTTCGTAATCTACGTTATAAGGTGGGTCGGTGATGATAAGGTCGGCCGTTGCTCCTTCCATCAGCCGCTCAATGTCTGAAATGTCTGTAGCGTCCCCGCACATGAGGCGGTGGCTCCCCATCTGCCAAATATCGCCGGGGCGCGTCCGAACCTCCTTAAGCTCCTTCAGCTTCTCGTCCGGGTCATAGCCGTCGTCGTTTGCCTCCTGGGTAAGTTCAACGGCTGCAAATAGCTTTTCGATCTCGTCGCCTCCGAAGCCTGTAAGCCCCACGTTATAGTCTGCCTTATCCAAATCTATCAATAAATCCTTTAAGGCCGCCTCGTCCCATTCTCCGGTTATTTTGTTCAAGGCAATATTGAGAGCCTTTTCCCTGGTCTTGTCCATCTCAACCAGAATACAGTCCGCCTCTGTGTAGCCCAAATCAAGCATGACCGTGCGCCGCTGGTGGCCGCCTATGATGGTATTGTCTGCGTTGATAATAATCGGGTCAACGTAGCCAAATTCTTCTATACTGGCGGCTATGCGCTGGTACTCCGGGTCGCCCGGCTTTAATGCTTTTCGCGGATTATATTCCGCTGGTTTAAGGTCTGCAAGCTGTCTTTTTACCAGCTCCATAGTCCGTTTCCTCCTTCCGGTTCTGCCCTTGCGTAACGAAAGGCAAAATTTTTTTTCGATTTTATCGCCAAAAATACCGCGCCTTCCTCGCCCCGCAGGCCGTTTATGGCTTGGTAAGTACCTTTTGTCTTTTGCGTGGGTAGGCTTGCCAAACAGCGCAGCCAGGGGCTTGCCCTGCCTCCTTCTCCCTTTGCTCTCATTGCTTCGGTGTGGTGCTGTATGCCTTGCCCTCTCTGCTTCAATGCTTGCTTGTGCTATGTGTGCTTGTGTCTACGCTGTGCTATGGTACTATGTGCGCCTATGCCCTGGGCTGTGGTGCTGTGCCTTATGCTCTTGCTGTGTGCTGTGTATGCTGTGCTTATATGTATGCAATATAATAAGCCTATGCTATGCCCTGCTATATGGGTATATAGGCTATAAAAATAGGGCTTGCTATAGGCTTAATATATGGGGGGGGGTGTTATTTTCTTTTCCCCTACGCTATCATATTATCATGTCTTAAAGTCCAATGGAGTCCAGACTTTTATTTTTTTAATATCCTTTCCGTTTCCCATCCGTGGTTAAGTCTGTATAACAAGGTATCATGTGGTATACCCGTAATATCTGACCATTCTGCAACGGTTTTTCTCTGTCCTTTATACGTTATATATCTGCAATTTCTTTTATTGTTTCCCTGTATTTTTCTATCCGTCCATCTGCAGTTATCTGGGGAATAACCTTTATCGTTGTCTTTGCGGTCAATGGTTAGTCCTTCTTTGTAACCGTTCGCCAAAGCCCACTTCTGAAAAGCTGAAAAATCGTCTATCCATTCTTTGCATACCTTAATTCCGCGTCCGCCGTAATCGCTGTACACCTTACAATCAGGGTTATTACAACGGTCTTTCATGTTACTCCAAATTCTATATAATTTGCTGTTACGGCCTCCGTGTTTTTTGAAGCGTTTACTGGAAGATTCCGACTTGGCACATCCACAAGATTTTGTGCGTCCTTTTTTCAAATGTTCGCCTAAAACTGTTTTGCTTTGCCCGCAATCGCATCTACATAGCCATCTCGCCCTTCCGTCTGCGCTATTCTCCGCCCGTTCAACAACCACCAGTCGCCCGAACCTTTGCCCTGTCAAATCAATCAATCTTGGCATTATGCTCTCCGCCTCCGTTCCTCAAAAGAAATAACCTTGCTTTTCTCTTTTACCTCGTGCCATTCTTCATCCTTTACTTTTGGCGGTTTATTCCCGTGGATCATCTTATCCCGATTTATAATCTCCTGCCTGTTGCAGTAAGTAATCGCCATCTGCAAGCCTGCATAGGTTAAGTAAATATGTTCGTAGCCGTTCCCGGCATCATCTAAAATGCTGGTTTCCTCTGCCGGGTGTGTTACTATCGCATAAGTTACCGCCTCTTTCCCGAAAAGCTCCGTAGCCTTTATCGTGGACATAACATCTTCTGAACCGACAAGAAAGCTATATTTGTCAAATATTTTCCTTGCCTGTGTGCTGTTCAACAACATCACGGCATCCTCCTTCCAAAATTTTTCTTGAAAGAAGCTCCCTGCCGTGATAGAATATTTCACGGAGGGAAACCTCTGGTGTAGAGATTCGCTGTTACTTGCGAGGTAGGGCGAATCTCTATTTTTTTAATTCAGAATACAATTTGTTTATCCCTCTCCTAATGGTTTCAACTCTTGTTTCTGAATTTTCCTTTGCGACCGCGTCCAGTTTATCCAATGTTTCATTGTCCAGCCTTACTGCAAGCTGTGTTGATTTTGGCTTCTCTGACTTTGGTCTGCCTGTTCGTGGACTCAAGCTCATCACCTCACTTTTTGAATACCACTAAATAAAGTATAATTTATGGTATTCAAAAAGTCAAGTGTTTTTTAGAATCTTTCTTTATGTTCTTTTAAAATCTGGCGTACTTTCTTATAGGTCAATAGCTTATCAAGCCCTTTATCCTGGTAGGAAAAAAGCGAGCTTCGGCTTAAGTGCATCTCCTTCTCAA